CCATTTAGCATCTTTGGCGATCAGTTCACCATTTCTGGGAACAACAAAGCATTTGTTGAGAAGCAACTTGAGGCTTACAAAAACGGTGGAACGTTTATTTACGCCGAGGACGGCAATACTGTTATCGGAGTTGCCGAGCCTAATTACGATGCGAGTGGTGATGGTAATAACGATACTGTTGTCTTTAACGACGATGGAACCACAACAGTTGTAAACCGCCTAAGTGAAACGGATGTTAACATTGTAAACAACGACGACAATGATGATAACGATATTAGCGTTGTTGACTCTACAAAGAACTATCAAAACACTGAGGACGGCGTTGTTATAACCACGCCTACAGTAGAAGTTGATAATGACGACGACAACATTCCGATTTGTGAAGAGGGCTTCGAGTTCGATCCAGTAGAAGGCATTTGTATGCCTATTGATGAAATAGGCGATGGCACGGGTAAGCCTCCAGTTACATTTAAGCCAAGACCTCCACGCGATAATACACCTACACCTACGCCTGATCCAACGCCTACACCTGATGTGGGTGGATTAATTATTCGCCAGCCGAGCTTTAACCGCGGTGGCGTTGTAACGCGTAACATTGATAAGTTTGCCAATGGCGGTGTTGTGACTCCGAATATTGATAATTTCTTAGGTGGAATGAGACGATAAAATGAATGACCTTAGCGACTTTTCCAAGTTTCTAACAGACGAGGAGTTAGCTAAGGTTGCTCCGATGCTTGAGCGTTTGAAGACGCTTGATAATCGAACTGAGAAGCAAAATACATTTATGAATTTTGTAAAGCATGTTTGGCCTCAGTTTATTGAGGGCAGGCATCATAAGATTTATGCTGAAAAATTACAAGCTGTAGCGGATGGTAAGTTAAAACGCTTAATTATTAACATGCCCCCGCGTCATACCAAGTCAGAGTTTGCGAGTTATTTATTCCCGACTTGGCTGATGGGCAGACGACCTGATTTGAAAATTATTCAAGCAACGCACACGGCTGAATTGGCTGTTGGCTTTGGTCGTAAAATTAAAAACTTAATTGAGAGCGAGGATTTTAAAGATGTTTTCCCGAATGTTAGTTTGGCTACAGACGCTAAAGCGAGTGGTCGTTGGAGTACCAATGGCGGTGGTGAATATTATGCGGTGGGTGTGGGCGGCGCTTTGGCGGGTCGCGGCGCGGATTTGGCGATTATTGACGACCCCGTTTCGGAACAAGACGCGTTAAGTGTTACTGCCTTAGATAACATTTACGAGTGGTACACATCTGGTCCCAGACAGCGTTTACAGCCCGGTGGTGCGATTATTATCGTTATGACCCGTTGGAGTATTCGTGATCTGACTGCGAAGGTTTTAAGCAAGCAGAGTGAAAAAGGTGCTGATAAGTGGGAGATTGTAGAGTTCCCCGCTATCATGCCGTCTGGCGACCCGTTGTGGCCTGAGTATTGGACGATTGATGAACTTGAAGGCGTTAAGGCGTCTATTCCTGTTGCCAAGTGGAACGCTCAGTATATGCAGAACCCTACTGCTGAAGAGGGTGCGATTATCAAGCGTGAGTGGTGGAACATTTGGGAAGACGAAGACCCACCCGCTTGCAGCTATATTATCCAGAGTTACGATACTGCGTTTAGTAAGTCTGACAGGGCTGACTACAGTGCGATTACGACTTGGGGTATATTCCATAATGATGAGACACGAGAGGATCATATCATCCTTTTGGACGCTGAAAGGGGTCGCTGGGAGTTTCCAGAACTAAAAGAAGAAGCGTTAAAATCTTACAAATTATATGAGCCTGACATGGTTTTAGTGGAGCAAAAAGCCAGTGGAATGCCATTAACTCAAGAGCTTCGCAGAATGGGTATTCCTGTAACACCATTTACTCCGAGCCGCGGTGCTGATAAGTTTACTCGTATGCACGCCTGTGCGCCTGTGTTTGAAAGTGGCATGGTGTGGGCACCTGAGACGAATTTCTCAGATGAAGTTATGGAAGAATGTGCGGCATTTCCCAATGGTGAACATGATGACTTGGCGGATTCGATGACTCAGGCTATACTACGTTTCAGACAGGGTGGTTTTATCACCACTCCGAGTGATTATGATGATGAAGAAGAGGCTGCTTTTATGCGGCGTAAACGAGAATATTATTAGGAGGCTTTTATGGCTGATCAAAAACAAGCAATTATGAAAGCTCTGAAGCAAGCTATGGGCGGTGCGCCGATGAGTTCACCTCGACCAAAGATGCGTCCAACTGGTCTTGCTAGGGGTATGGATGCAACTCCAGCGGAGATTGCGGCTTTAGAGCGTGGCAATCGTATTCAGATGATGGAAGGCCGTGAGAACGAAGAAATTCTTAAAGGCGAAAAAGCTATTTCAGACGCTGATAAAATAAAAATGCTTGAAATGATGATGAGACGCATGAAGAAGTCTCCTGCTGGCATGATGAAGGGCGGCAAGGTCATGAAGTATGAAGATGGCGGCGCTGTAAAAAAGAAAAAAGTTAAGAAACCAAAGATGGGCTGTGTCATGAAGGGGCGCGGCGGCAAATATAAAGGACAAAGCTAATGCCAAATATGCCAAAAAAATATAAAGGATTTTCAAAGCTACCTGAAGCGGTTCAGCAAAAGATGGACCCTGAAGCGGCTATGAAGTACATGGAAGGCGGCGCTGTTAAAAAATATATGGGCGGCGGTGCTGTTAAGAAATATGGTAATGGCGGCAACGTTGAGAAAGACGGCGTTATGTATGAGCATGATCCAGAGCCTCAAAAGGCTTCTACGAAAGGTGGCACAGGTTCTGGTCGCGCTCGTGGTTGTGGTGCAGCAATTAGCGGAACCAGATTTTCTGGAGTAAAATAATGGCTAAAATCATCATTAACATTGATATGGAAGAATTGAAGTCTGGCGTTAATCAACTCGTTGATGATGATATGTACGAAGATGATATGATGGAAGAGGAGATTTCTTGCCCTCTATCAACTCAAGATTCGTCTATTAACGATGAAAATCGTGAGTCTGCAATTAAAGATCAAGATTACGGTGCTGCTGAAGGTGACAAGAATGTATGCGGCACCTGTGCTTATTATGACATTCGCGCTTCTGTTTTGGACTGCATTGATAACGGAATAGGAATGAAAGAAGACGTTCCTGTAGGTTACTGCACCGAATTAGACTTCACATGTATGGCGGAAAATGTCTGCAACTTGTGGAAAAAGGGTGGCCCTATTACAGACTTTGATAACATTAATACTCTTGAGCCGATTGAGGGTAACGAGAGGGACATTTTCTAATGGCTATTGAGCAAGGTTTAGGTGCTGGCGGCACCCCCGAAGAACCAGTGGTTGAAGATACAACTCGTATGCAGGAAATACCTGAGCTTCCAGCAACTCCGGGCATTACAGAATTTGACGATGGCAGTGCGGTTGTTGGAGAGTACGAGGAAGAGGGCGAGCCTGTAACTGACGTTCCTTTTGATGGCAACTTGGCAGAAGTTATCGCGGAAGACGAGCTTTTGTCTATATCTTCCGATATTGTTAACGCAATTGAAGATGATTTTGCGGCACGGCAAGACTGGGAAGATACATACAAAAAAGGATTAGAGTTCCTTGGTATGAAGACTGAAGAGCGTAGTGAGCCTTTTGAGGGTTCGTCTGGCGTTATTCATCCTTTGCTTGCTGAAAGTGTTACGCAGTTCCAAGCGCAGGCTTATCGTGAGTTGTTGCCTGCCACTGGACCTGTTCGTACCGCCGTTGTTGGCGCACAGAATGAAATGCTTGTTAAGCAGTCTGAGCGCGTCAAAGACTATATGAATTATATGATTACATATGAAATGGAAGAGTACGATCCTGAGTTGGATCAGATGCTGTTTTATTTACCTGTAATTGGATCAACATTTAAGAAGGTTTACTTTGACCCGCTCAAAGGGCGTGCGGTCAGTAAGTTTATTCATGCTGAAGATGTGATTGTGCCTTACGGCTCTACTGATCTTATGTCTTCTCCGCGAATCACGCATCGTTTGAATATGGATTCGAATGATGTTCGCAAGCTACAGCTTGTAGGATTTTACAAAGACATCGAACTTCCAAGCTCTTCTAATTATGACGAAGCGTCTATGGGTGAGGTCGAGGAGTCTATTGATGACATTCAAGGCGTACATCCATCTGGACCGTCTGAGGATATAACTCTTTATGAAGTTCATACGTCCTTAGACATTGAAGGTTTCGAGGATATGGGTGAGGACGGCGAGCCTACAGGCTTGCGACTTCCTTACATCGTCACGATCATTGCCGATTCTGGTGATGTACTATCCGTTCGTAGGAGCTACGAGGAAACTGATCCGATGAAGCGTGCGAAGCAATACTTCGTGCATTACAAGTTTCTTCCGGGTCTTGGTTTTTATGGCCTTGGCTTAACACATATGATTGGTGGTTTAGCTCAAGCATCTACGTCTATTTTGCGTCAATTGATTGATGCAGGAACGCTCTCCAACCTACCAGCAGGCTTTAAAGCCCGTGGTGCTCGCATTCGTGATGAAGATTCTCCCCTTCAACCGGGCGAGTTCCGCGATATTGATGTAGTTGGGGGCACCCTGCAAGGCTCATTGATGCCCCTCCCCTTCAAGGAGCCTTCAGGGACGCTTTATAACCTTCTAGGAACGCTTGTGGATGCTGGACGTAGGTTCGCATCTATGGCTGACATGAAGGTCGGTGAGATGAGCGGTGAGACGCCAGTGGGAACCACAATGGCGATCATGGAGCGTGGGACAAAGGTTATGTCTGCGATCCATAAGCGTTTGCATTACTCTCAAAAGATTGAGTTCAAGCTACTTTCCAAGATTTTCGCTGAAACTGTTCAGGCGTACCCGTATCCTGCTGATATGCAGATGGGTCCAGAAATCTTTGTGCAGGATTTTGATTCTCGCATTGACGTTCTACCTGTGTCTGATCCAAACATTTTCTCTATGTCCCAGCGTATTGCGTTGGCACAAACAGAATTACAAATGGTTCAGTCAAACCCACAGATACACGGCGGTCCACAGGGCTTGTATCAAGCGTACCGCAAAATGTACGAGGCTCTTGGTGTAACTAACATTGATGGCATACTGCCACCACCCCCACCACCTCCTCCTCCTGTAAATCCTTCTAAGGAAAACCAGAACGCTCTTATGGGCGCTCCTTTACAGGCATTCCCACAACAAGATCATGAGGCTCACATAGAGGCTCACATGGCGGTCATGTCCACTCCAGCTATGCAACTTAACCCCAATGCTATTATGGCCCTACAAGGCCACATACAGGAGCATATAGGGCTACTTGCGGAGGCACAGGCGCAACAGGAGGTCATGAGCCAGATTCCACCTGAGCAAATGCAGATGATGCAACAACAAGCAATGATGCAACCACCGCCTCCTCCGGGGCAACCTCCGATGGACCCACAGCAACAAATGATGCAGCAAATGCAGCCTCAAGTTGATGCGATGGCGGCTCAAATTATTGCTGATCTGACTGAAGAGCTTGTTCAGGCTATGACGCCAGAAGAGCAAAGCGATCCTTTGGTGGATATAAGAAACCAAGAGCTTCAACTGAAAGCCGCAGATATGCAGCGCAAACAAGAAGAGTTTGACGCGAAACAGGCATTCAATGAAGAGAAAGAGCGCAGTGACGTACTCATAGCACAACAGCGTATTGATGTGTCCGAAGCCGCTCTGGACGACAAAACCAGAATTGCTGAAGAGAGATTGCAGACACAACGTGACATTGCTTCTCTAAACGCAATGAGCAAAGGATAGTATCATGACATCAACTGTTAGAGCGAAAATGGCGCAACAGGAAAAAGAAAAGAAGGTAGCCCAACGGCTATCTGAAACTCCTGTGGAAATGGTAAGGGCGCGTAATGAGGACGGACACTTCATCAAAGATGACCCAAGCACGCCAGAAAACGAAGCGTGGGTTAAAAAACCAAAAGCCAAGAAAAAGCCAGCCGCAAAGAAAAAAGCAGCCAGCAAAAAGTCTAAGTCGGTTTAGTAAAGCGGCAAGACCCCAGAAGTTCCAAGGAATTTTCTGACTTTCTGGTATTTGTACTTGTGTTTCCCGTACATTAGCATACTATATGCTGTATGGACGCACTTAATCTTGCAGAATATTTATACAAAAGCATACGCGAGCGCGATGTGCGTCTTAAAGATAAGCTCGCGGATGGTTCGATACAAACTTTCGAAGAGTATCGGTACATCGTAGGTGAAATACGCGGCATGGCCTACGTTGAAGATGAACTTAAAGCCGCGATGAAAGGCATAGAGTACGCAGATGACTAGCAAGTTATTTGTGCCTGATCACGTTGCGAAGGCAGCGCAAAAGGCCATAAGAGAAAACCCAGAGATGCCAAAGCCTATTGAAAATGCTTTTGGTAAAAGCTCAGAAAACAAAAACGAAGATGATCCATCACAGATGGAGTCTTCATCACTTGAAAGACTGCCACAGCCTACAGGCTATCGCGTTCTTATCATACCATACTATCCTAGCGAGAAAACAAAGGGTGGAATTATCGTTCCAGACGCCGTTCGTGAGCGTGAATCCTTTGCTACCGTAGCGGCTTATGTCGTTAAGTTAGGTCCCGATGCTTATGCTGACACCCAGAAATTCCCAAATGGTCCTTGGTGTAATGAGAAAGATTGGGTTCTTATAGGAAGATATAGTGGAAATAGGTTCAAAGTGGAAGGTCTTGAGGTTCGTATCATAAATGACGATAATATTATTGCTACGATTCTTGACCCCAAGGACATTTCGTATGTATAAGGTAAGGGAGAACAAGGAAAATGGCTATGGCTGAAGATATTCGTGAAGACGAAGATTTTGAAAATGGCGCATCTGTTGAAGTTGAAGATGACAGCAGTGACGACGAATATGAGGTTTCCGCATCGGATAGTGATGAGGAAGAAACCCGAACAAATGTTCGTAAAAAATCTAATGGCGATGATGAGCTAGAAAATTACAGCGAATCCGTCCAACGTCGAATTAATCAATTAACTGCGAAACGCAAGCAGGCTTCAGAAGAAGCTCAAGCCGCGGTTCAGTATGCTCAAAACATGCAGCAAGAAAACGCTCAGATGAAACAGCGTTTGCAGCAAATGAGTGTAGGATATAACTCCGAAACTGAAAATCGCTTAAAAGCTCAAGAAGTTCAAGCAACTCGTGCTTATACTGAAGCCAGTGAATCTGGAGATTATGAGAAAGCCGCGAAAGCGCAACAGGCATTGTCTCAAATTGCTGTAGCTAAAGAAAAAGTTCGAGTTCAAAAAATTAAGTTGCAACGTCAACAGCAAGCCGCACAGCAGGCACCTAGACAACAGCAACAGCAACAACAACCACAGCAACAAGTACAGGCACAACAGGCTCCACAGCCCCGTGATCCTAAGTTAGAAGGCTGGTTGGAAAAGAATTCTTGGTTTGGAAATGACCGCATCATGACGCGTGCGGCTCAAGCAATCCACGAACAACTTGTTTTGGAAGAGGATTTCGATCCTACGTCAGACGATTACTACAAAGAAATCGACTCTCGTATGCGTAGAGAAATGCCCCAAAAATTTAATCGGGAGAGGCGGTCCAACGCTCAGACTGTTGCTCCTGCGTCCAATGGACGGTCAGTAAAATCAGGGCGGAAAAAATCGGTTGAATTAACACCGGGTCAAGTGGCGTTTGCGAAAAAGATGAGGATTCCTCTGGATAAGTACGCAAAAGAAGTCGCAAAAATTGGTAACAGGAGAGAGTAAAATGGCAGACAGGACACCACGCGAATCAAACACGCGGGATCGCGCAGAGCGCGTTCAAGAATGGCGACCCGGCTCTGCTTTGGAAGCCCCTGAACCACCTATCGGTTATAAACACCGTTGGATACGCGAATCTGTAATGGAATTCGACGATAAAACAAACGTTCATAAGAAACGGCAAGAAGGTTGGGACCTTGTTCGCGCTGAAGAGTATCCCGATTATTTAGGGCCTGTAGTAGATGAGGGACGCAACGCTGGCACTATTGGTGTTGGTGGTCTTGTTCTCGCTCGTATCCCTGTCGAAATGGCTGATCAGCGGAATAAACATTATCAAGGTGTTTCAAAAAATCAACTGGACGCAGTGGATCGTGACTGGATGCGTGAAAACAACCCAGCCATGCCAAAGCTAAGTCCTCAACGTAAATCTTCCGTTTCTTTCGGACAGAAAGGACGCGGAAACTCTGAAGGAGAGTAAAGATGTCTAATCAAGACGCTGCTTTCGGCCTTCGCCCTGTCAAAACGAGCACTAGCTCGCAGCGACAAAATCGGTATCGTATCGCTTCTGGATATGCTACGAGTATTTTCCAAGGTGACTTAGTTTTAGTCGCCACTGATGGAACTATCACTCGTGCTCCAGCAGGGGGTACTGCTCTGATTTTAGGCGTATTTAACGGCTGTTCATATGTAGACCCAAATGGCAATATTGTTTATTCAAACTATTGGCCTGCGAGTGCAACTGGGACGGACATTTTCGCAAATGTCATTGACGACCCAAGTGCTACTTTCGAAATCCAAGCTGACGCTGCATTCCCTGTAGCTGATTTGTTTGGTAATTTCGACATTGTTGACGCAACAGCAGGAAGTACCGTAAGTGGTAATTCTCGCACTGAAATTGATGTCACAACTGGCGCAACTACGGCTGGTCTGCCACTTAAAGCCATCGACATTTCTCAAGACCCTGAGAATAGCGATGTTTCATCGGCGAACACTAACGTGATCGTTAAAATCAACAACCACTTGTTCAGTGCTGGCACTGACGGTCTAGCATAAGGAGATTAAGTTATGGCTATTTCACGTTCACAACTGGTCAAAGAGCTAGAACCGGGCCTCAATGCGCTGTTCGGTATGGAGTATGATCGCTACGAAGGCGAACATGCTGAAATCTTTGACACAGAAACTTCAGACCGTGCGTTTGAAGAAGAGGTCATGCTCGTCGGATTTGGGAATGCTCCCACAAAATCCGAAGGGTCTGGCGTCGAATTCGACAATGCAAATGAAGCATACACTGCTCGTTATTCACACGAAACAGTTGCGCTTGCATTCGCTTTGACGGAAGAGGCTATCGAAGATAACCTGTATGACCGTCTTGGTGCTCGCTATACGAAGGCGCTTGCGCGTTCTATGGCTCACACTAAGCAGGTTAAAGCGGCTTCAGTATTAAACAACGCGTTTAATGCTAATTTCGCTGGTGGTGACGGTGTTGAGCTTTGTTCAACAGCACACCCACTTGCAGGTGGCGGCACTTTCCGCAACGAACCATCAACAGCGGCTGATCTCAACGAAACTTCGTTGGAAAATGCGTTGATTGATATTTCGACCTTCGTAGATGAGCGTAACATGATTATTGCTCTGCGCGGCACAAAAATGATTATTCCACCACAACTGCAATTCGTTGCAGATCGTTTGTTGGAATCAACATTGCGTGTTGGCACAGCCGATAATGATGTAAACGCAATTCGTAACATGGGTATGCTTCCAGAGGGTTACACTGTGAACCACTTCTTGACAGACCCAGATGCGTTTTTCATCAAAACTGATGCTCCAAATGGCTTCAAACACTTTGAACGCTCACCAATGCGTACAAACATGGAAGCTGATTTTGACACAGGCAACATGCGCTTTAAAGCTCGTGAGCGTTATAGCTTCGGCTATTCCGATCCACGCGCTGTATTCGGTTCTCCGGGTGCATAAAGTGTGTTACAGTTAGAGAGGTAGTTCATACCTCAATCCTAACTTGGAGGGGTCACTTCGGTGGCCCCTTTCTTTTTTTTAAAACTTGGTGTATCTTGGTGCTGAACAATACTGTTCAAGTAAATCTATATATTCTTGTGTCCTTGCAAGCACAGGAAGTTGACCTCGGACACGAGAGGAGAAAAACATGGCAACCACACATTTTTCAGGCCCAGTGCAATCGACAAACGGCTTTGAAGTTCCAGTTGTAGAAACTGCTGATCTTCCTGCTTTTGCTGACACAACTGTAGGCACAGTTTATATCGTAAGTGACAACGGCGCGGGTAATAACGAATATTGCTTGGTTATCAACACAGGTGCTGCTTGGGTTACTGCTGTTGGCGCTGCACTATCTTGATAGGAGGCTAACATGGCAGGTCCAGTAAAGGCATATAATTGGGCGCAGGGTACATCTGCGGCTGTTGTTGGTCCTGCTCGTTCTCGTATTCGTCAAATTGTAATTTATGCAGCCGCAGCAGGTGCTTTTACGATTAAAGATGGTAGCGGTTCGGGCGATACACTGATTACGCAAACTTTTACAGCAGGGATGCACCACTTAAACATTCCTGATGACGGCATTCTTGCCACAAGTGGTGCGTATGTCAGTGCTTTCACGGGATCAAGCAACGAACTGACATTATTTTTGTCATAAGGAGGTTTGGATGGCTGGTAATGAAGTCAAAGCGGTTCACAGACACGACTCTGGATTGTTTGCTTCAGGTCGTGGTCGTTTGAAGGGCTTTATTATAAATCATGATACAGGCGCGACAGATCAGGCATTAATTTATGACAATGCTTCTGCCGCGTCTGGAACTATTGTTTTGGAGTTAGATGAGTCTGGAAAAGGCGTTTTTGGGATGGAAATTCCGGGAGATGGAATAATTTTTGAGAATGGGCTTTTTGGAAATATTCCTAGTGATGTAACTCTAACTTTATTTGTGCAGAGGTAACATGGCTCGTAAAAAAGAAAATCCAATACGCAAAACCACTGGCAAAGGCGGTAATTACCGCAAAACTAAATCAGGGGCTGGCATGACCAAAAAGGGTGTTGCCGCGTATAAAAAAGCAAATCCCGGCTCTAAGCTGAAGACTGCCGTGACTGGTAAGGTCAAAAAGGGCAGTAAAGCGGCAAAGCGGCGTAAATCATATTGCGCACGTTCGGCTGGACAGATGAAAAAGTTTCCAAAAGCGGCAAAGGACCCAAATAGCCGTTTGAGGCAAGCAAGAAAGCGGTGGAAGTGTTAAATGGCTATGAGCCGTTCACAGATGGGGCAGCAAGTCACCAAGCCGCCTATGAAGAGGAAGAAAAATGCCAAAGGACGCGTGCTACAAAAAGGTAAAAGCAAGGTACAAGGTGTTCCCAAGCGCATACGCAAGCGGCGCAATCGCAAAGTGCCGAAAAGTCGGCGCTAAAAACTGGGGAAACAGCAAGAAAAAGCCTGTAAAGAAGGCTATGGGGGGCGTTATTGAGCCTTCTAACGAGTTTCGCAAGCGTCCAGTTCGTAGAATGTTAAGGGGTGGTGAAGTAGTCGCAAATGGTTGCGGAAAGGTGATGTCTGGTCGCCGCAAAGTGACGAAGAAAAGCTGATGGCGGTTAGAAAAACAAAAAAAGGCGCGGCTTTAAAGCGTTGGTTTAAGGAAGATTGGAAAGATGTGCGTACAGGCAAGGCTTGTGGTCGCAAAAAGGGTGAAAAACGTGGTACACCTTACTGCCGCCCAAGCAAACGTGTAAGCTCCAAGACCCCGAAGACAGCTTCGGAGATGACAGCGAGCGAAAAGCGTAGTAGAGTGGCACAAAAGAAGAGAATTGGGCAACCTGCGGGTAAACCTCGGAGGGTAAAGGCTCTTAAAAGGAAGAAGAAATGACAGTATCAGGCTCAACAGACTTTGAATTAGACGTAGCCGACTACGTTGAAGAGGCTTTTGAGCGTTGCGGCTTGGAAGTTCGCACTGGATATGACTTAAAAACAGCAAAAAGGTCTATGAACCTTATGTTTGCTGACTGGGCTAACCGCGGCCTCAATCAATGGACTATAGCTGAAAAGAACCT